CATAATATTCTCCTTTAGTGAGTAGTTATATTTAGTGCATTTCCTAGAACGGATGGGCCAGAACGACCCACCCTAGGACTTACACTATGAAGTGATGTAATTTTAGATGATTGAATCACCATCTTCCTCAACATCATTGGATTCATCTTCGATACCAAGGTCAGATTTTCTTTGGTCTTCCATGATATCTTCCATACTTGCACCACTATCAACTTTAGTGTACAACTCTAGAAAACTAGACTTGGTATCATTATCGAATCTGTTAGTACATAATTCAACAGCTTTCAGTTTGTTTTTGAAGATTGAATATGCTTGAGCAATGTGAACCAATCTTCTAGTAGAGATGATTTCATCAACACCACCATCAAAGTAGGTTTTTCTGATTACATCAGCCCAAACAGTCAATTTGTCTGAGAAGTCATTATCTTCAATACCTTTATCTGAAAGTACATTGTTAATAATCTTTTGCTCAACTTTAGCAGATGGATAAGATTGCTCAAATGTGATTGGAAACCTTTCAAGGAAAGCTTCGTTCAAGATGTTCGTACCGATGAATTTACCATCTTCAGAACCTTGACCTTTAGTATTAGCTGTAGCAACTACATTAAAACCAGGTTTTGGTTTAACATATTTGTTAATCTTTTTAACAAACACACCACTACCTTCTAAGATAGGTTGTAAACACATAATCTTATTACTTGCAAGGTCAATCTCATCAAGTAAAAGAACAGCGCCTCTTTCCATTGCTTCGATTACAGGACCATTTTGCCAAACAGTTTGACCATCTTTTAGTCTGTAACCACCTAATAAATCATCTTCATCAGTCTCAATTGTAATGTTAACTCTGATTAACTCTCTGCCTTTATCAGCACAAGCCTGAGTTACACCAAAAGTTTTACCATTACCAGATAAACCAGTAATGAAGATTGGATAAAACTGCTTACTAGCGATAATAGATTTTACAGAACTGTAATCTCCAAAAGGAACGAATGATTTATCCTTCTGAGGAACGATATCGCCAGTAAGTGATGAAACAACATAAGCAGCTTCAGATTTGATTTCTGAAGTTTCTACTTTTTGTGTTGGTGTTGCTTCGACTGTCTCTGATTTTGAGACAATACCTGAATCATCAGAAGGTAATTGAAACATACCTTTACCGATTTTGTATTCAGGGTTTTTGATTAACCATTGAGGTGCATATTTGCACCCGAAATGAGAGTTTGCTTCTTTTAATTCAGCCATTGACAATTTAGATTTGCCAAATTTCTGAATCGCATGGTCTACAAACGATTTTTGTTTTTGATTTAATGTCATTATTTAGTCTCCATAGTGTTAATTTCAAATATCATCAAATATGTGTCCATCCTAAAGGTTTTTCCAACCTTTGTCAAGCGTTTTTTGCTGTTTTTTACGCTTTTTTTCGCTTTTTTTACGATTTTTTCGAGAATTATAGTCATTTTACGCTATTTTCTCGATAAAATTGTTAAGTAGCACTCTAGAATTCAGTCTAGAAGTCATGGATTTCTTAAAATGATTTCTAATTTGTGCTTTTGTAGCATCCTCATTGATTTCTGAAAGGTTATTATTGACAACTTTTGTATTTCCAAGAACCAGATAGTAACTATCATAGCCATCTTTTGAGGAAATCAGACATTTATCTTTTCTATACTGTTTTAATACAGCATTTACTTCAAAAGATTCAGGATAATAAGATTCATTACTTTTTCTTTTCATTTTTGCAATGTAATGATAAGCTTCGCTTCTAGTAGCTTTGTTTTGTAAGAAGAATCCAATGTTATTTGTACCACATTCATCTTTAATGATGTCTAGTAGAACACTAGTGTTTATGTAACCACTAGAATATCTATTAATTTTAGATACATACTTTTTAGTATTTCTTTTAATAACAACAATACTATTTTTGTTAGATTGTTTTAGTCCTCTTAATTCACCTTCATCATTATAAAACGGATTATAATTATTACAATTACCGTTTGAAGCACCATCAGTAATTGTAGCAAATATCATTTTTTCAATCTTATTATCTGATTTGAATTTTTTAATGATATCAATACAAGCAACTAAAGATTCATTTAGCGGTGTAGAATACATTCTTAAATATTTTGGCATTTTATAGGTATCTACCCATTTGCTGTATGATTTATCTTCAGATAGATATTCAAACCATTTTCTATCAATTGCATTTGAACTATAATTATCAGTTAACAAACAATACATTCTTAGATACATAAGTGATTTATCTAATTCTGATTTTTTCATTTTACTAGAAGCAATGTTAACTAATTGAAAATCTTCCATATAGATGTCTTTTATTTTATGATTAAAGCAACCATCGAATTTTGAGTTTCTTCTGCCATTATAATCATTAGCATTTGAGAATAGATAAATTTCGTAAGGAATATTAATTCTCTGACAGAACCAAGCTAAGTTAGATAATTGCTCAACGACATTATATGCAATATCAGTCATAGAACCTGACCAGTCTACCAGAATAATCATACCGTGATTTTTAGCGTCAGGAACTACAGTTAATCTCTTGAATATGTCATCTGAGAATTTGTAATTTTTAAGTTTTAGTGGGTCTAAAACACCAGTCTTATCTGTAGAAGCTCTTTTATATGCTTCAGCAGACTTTTTCATTTCAAATTCTTTAACAAGATAATTTACAGTCTTCATATTATCTTTTTTAAATGATTTAAACTCTGCTTGATAACCAGGTAACATAGTTTTTGTATCCCTATCAGCTTCAAATATTTTGAAGTTTGATAAATGAGTTTTAAAATCTACAATAATGTTTTTTAGATTAGCTTTTGGTAGAGTTAGATACTCATAACCTATTGCACTTTCATCATGAGATAATGATTTTACATTTTTTTCATAATTATCTTGTGTAATTGAGAATGGTTCATCTAATTGCTCATTGCCATGATTTTCCTCTGTAGAATTGATATCAGTATCAGATTCGGTATTTTCATCTGAATCATCACCAGCACCAGAACCATTTTTTGATTCTGTATTTTCATTTGGTTCGCCATCATCTGATTCTTGCTCATCGCCATCAGCTTCTTGGTTATCTTCATCATCTGAATCTTCTACTGAATCAAAGTTAGGAATTTCTGAATTTTGATTTTGCTCTTCTTGATATGCAATAATTTCTTTTGCTAAAGTAATAACATCTTCTATAGTATCTACATTATCAACTTTATCAAAATAGGTTTTTTCTGTATCATCTAATGAAAAAGAAAGTCTTTTAGATGATTTGAAATATAGGTTGATTTTATCTATTAAGGATAATTCTTGAATATCTATATCTCTAACACCAAAGAAATCTTTTTTCATCATCATATCAAAACCATTGATATAGTTTTTTGTTAGACCAGGATATTTTTTCTGAATAAGTTTATCAATTCTAGCGTCTTCAATGACATTACATGCCATTCTTAATTTATTATCATCACCAATATTTTTCCAAGCTTCTAAATCTGTGTGTAATGCATGAGAACATTCATGACCAACTAACATATCAAGAACATCTTGCGATTTGATTTTAAATTTAGGTAAAGTAAGAATTCTGTTTTGTACATCAAAAGAAGCTGTATCAACTTTATTGATTTGAACCTCGATATTTTCTGTAGCAAGTAATTTTGCAAGATTAGACTTAGATTCTAGATTGAAAATGTCTGATTTTTTAGTGTTTTTCATAGTGTTAGTTCCTGTTCTCATATTATGTGTCCATTATAAAGGTTCTGGAGCACCTGTCAAGCACTTTCTGCCTCTGTAAATCATTGATTTTAAAGGGATTAGTAAAATAATTGAAAAAAAGTTGTTGAGAATCGTTCTCATTTACATTAATTTGTTCAAATTTTGCACAATTCATCATATACTCTGGATTATAAAGGAAAACAATACCCTTGTCAAGCCCCAATTTCAACTTTTTTTGATAAATAGTAATATGCCAGGGATTTCAAGAAAAAATGTAGATAGTGCAGGTGGTCTGGCCATTGGTGGTAGTTCTAATGTTCGTGTCAATGGTGCAGGTGTAGTCAGAATAGGCGACGCTATACAAAATCACGGTCCTTCTCCACATTCTGGTGTTACAATGATATCAGGCTCATCTACTGTAAAAGTAAATAGTATAGGAGTATGCCGTGCTGGCGATTCTGCTTCATGTGGACACACAATATCTGGTTCTTCTAATGTAAATGCTGGTTAACTTGTATAAATATTGATATGCCGGTATATGATTCGCAAAATACAAATACAAGTAATACAGCAACTAAGTCTTATAAAGATTTAGACCTGGATTTTGGTAGAAATGTGGTTACTAATGATGTTAATAAATTAACAGATGTTGAAGCTGTCAAAAGAAGTGTAAGAAACTTAATTCAAACGAATCATTTTGAAAGGCCATTTCATCCTGAATTGGGTGGTAATGTAAGAGCATTATTATTTGAACCACTAAATATGTTTACTGCTATGAATTTAGAAAGAAAAATAGCAGAAGTCATTGCTAATTTTGAACCAAGAGTTCAGTTGATTCAAGTTAATGCAAAACCTGATGAGGAAAGAAATTCATTTTTAGTTTCTATAAGTTTTAACATACTAGGCGTGGCGCAAGGTGTTACTGTAGAAACAATGTTAGAGAGATTAAGATAAAATGGCTAGTAACAAATTAGAAGTATCAGCATTAGACTTTGATGATATAAAATCAAACTTAAAAACCTTTTTGCAAAGCCAATCAGAGTTTCAAGATTATGATTTTGAAGGTTCTGGTTTTGCAGTCTTATTAGATTTACTTGCATACAATACACACTACATGTCTTATAATGCAAATATGTTAATTAACGAATCATATTTAGAAAGTGCTGATGTAAGAAAAAATATTGTTGCATTAGCTAAATCTTTAGGTTATACACCATCTTCAGTCAGAGCGCCATATGCTGAATTAGATGTTACAGTAAATAATGTAGCTTCAACAGTTACTTCTATCACGGCATCTAAAGGTACAACTTTTAATACATCTGTTGATGGTACAACTTATAATTTTATTACAAACGAGGCAGTTACAATTACACCATCTGCTGGTGTTTTTAAATTTGAAAATTTAAAAGTTTATGAAGGTACAGCAGTATCATTTTCTTATACTGTAGATTCTACTGACCCAGACCAAAGATTTATAATACCAAGTGATGACGCTGATACCTCAACATTAAAAGTATCAGTTCAAAATTCTGCTTCAGATACAACAACAGCAACTTATACGTTAGCTACAGGTATTGCCGGTTTAGATTCAACATCTAAAGCTTATTTTTTACAAGAAGGTGAAGACGGTAGATTTGAAGTTTATTTTGGTGATGGTGTTTTAGGCAATTCATTAGATGATGGAAATATTGTTACATTGGAATATGTTGTTACAAATAAAACAGAAGCTAATGGTGCAGGTACATTTACACTTGCAGATAATATAGGTGGTTATAGTGATGTAACTATTGCAACTTCATCATCAGCACAAGGTGGTAGTTTAGCACAATCTAAAGAATCTATTCGTTATAATGCACCATTACAATTTGCAGCTCAAGATAGAGCAGTTACCACAACTGATTATGAAAATTTAGTACAAACAATTTATCCAAATGCATTATCAGTTAGTGCTTGGGGTGGTGAAGATGATGAAACACCAATTTATGGTGTTGTTAAAATTGCAATAAAGGCCGCTTCAGGTTCAACATTAACAAATGCAACTAAAGAAAGTATTGTTACTCAATTAAAAAAATACAATGTAGGCTCAGTTAGGCCAGAAATTGTAGACCCAGAAACCACATCATTACTTTTAACTACAACGGCTAAGTATGATGAAAGAGCAACAACAAAAACATCTGATACATTAAAATCAGAAATAATAACATCACTTACAAATTACAACACAAACACATTACAAAAATTTGATGGTGTGTTTAGATATTCTAAGGTAGTAGAATTAATTGATGATGTTGATGAAAGTATTTTATCTAATATTACAACATTAAAAATTAGAAAGAATTTTACACCAACTTTAAATTCATCAGCTGCATATAACATATATTTTAGAAATGGACTTTATAATCCACATTCTGGACATAAATCTGCTGAAGGAGGTATTTTAGAATCTACTGGATTTACAATTGTGGGTAATACAAATGAAATGTTTTTAGATGATGATGGTATTGGTAATGTAAGATTATATTATCTTGTAGGTTCAACCAGAACATATGTAGATAATACACAAGGTACAATTAATTATGCAACAGGCCAAGTTACTATTAATTCTCTAAATGTTTCATCAATATCTAACATTAGAGGTTCAACATCAACTGTTATTGAATTAACAGTACAACCAAATTCAAATGATATTGCACCTGTAAGAGACCAAATTTTAGAAATAGATGTGGCAAATTCATCTATTATAGTAGAGACTGATACATTTGTTGGAGGTTCTGCTGACGCTGGTGTTGGGTACACAACTACAACAAGTTACTAATGGCAAAATTTACAAAAAATATATCCAACTTAGTAAATCAGCAAGTTCCAGGATTTGTACTTGAACAACATCCTAAATTTTTACAATTTGTAAAATCATATTATACTTTTATGGAATCTGCTGAATTATCATTAATCAGCATACAAGTTTCTGATGGTATTAGATTAGAAACAGAAACCAACCAAGAAAATAATTTAATATTAGACGCTTCAAGAATTGATAGTGATAGAACACAACTTGACGCTGGCGATAAAGTTATTTTAGAAGATTCATCTTTTGGTAAATTTACAAGAGGTGAAACTATAACAGGCCAAACTTCAAATGCTACAGCAACAGTATTAACAGAGGACTTAGATAATAATAGATTATTCATATCAGCTCAAGATAAGTTTATACATGGAGAAACAGTTGTTGGTTCATTATCAGGTGCAAGTGCTGTTATAAATGGGTATAAACCTAATCCTGTAAATTCAATTTCAGATTTAGTTAATTTTAGAGACCCTGATAGAGTTATATCTAATTACTTAACTAAATTTAGAAATGAATTTTTAAACAGTCTGCCTGAAAATTTAAATTCAAGTGTTGATAAAAGAAAATTAATTAAAAATATTAAATCATTATATCGAACAAAAGGTACAAGTAGAGGACACGAATTATTTTTTAAATTGTTATTTAATGAGGAATCAGAAACAAAATATCCTAGAGAAAATGTTTTAAGAGTATCTGACGGTAAATGGGATTCAAAAACATTATTAAGAGCAATAGGCACAGAAGGTGATACTGTTGACTTAGTAGGTCGAACAATTACTGGCCAATCATCAAATGCGACAGCTATTATAGAAAGTGTTGTTAAGTTTCAAATTGGCTCTAATTTAGTTTCAGAATTTTTATTAAATAGCGATACTGTGATTGGAACATTTACTGTAGGTGAACAGATAAGAGGCACCAAAACAGATACGGATGATACCTTTATAAAAGCAAACATAACTGGCATACCAGCAACAACTACAATTTCAAATGATGGACATCTGTATTCTTTAAATGAAGATGTTACAATAACAGGAGGTGGTCAAGCTGCAATAGTACAAATCAATAGTATAGGTAGTGGTGGAATTACACAATATATTGTTGATAGTGGTGGTTCAAATTATGAGATAGGAGATGATTTATCATTTATAGCGTCAAATGGTTCAAGTGCAGCTGCAAAGGTATCTGTAGTAAATGGTGGATTTACTTTAGAAGAAGGAACAGAATCTAGTTCTACAAGTCATATTGTTTTAGAAGATGAAACACAATTTGCAGATGGTTATACAGGAGACAAATTAATTCAAGAATCTGGAACAGGTACAGGAGATATAACAGATATTAGAGTAGTAAATGCAGGTTTTGGTTACACATCATTACCTACAGTATCGGTTACAAGTACAAGTGGTACGAGTGCAAGTATTAAAGCTTATGGTCCTGAAATTGGCCGTGCATTAGAATTAAAAATTGTAGAATATGGTTCTGAATATGAAAATTCTCCTACACCACCAACATTAACATTATCTACATATTTAATATTGTCTAATATATCTGGAACATTTATTTCAGGTGAAACTGTTTCAGCTACAGGTTCAGATGGCTCAACAACAGTTACAGGAACATTATCATCTATAGATACAGATACAAATGTTATGAAGATAACCGGTGCAACAGGAAATTTTGGAACAAATGTTACACTAACAGGATTGACCTCTAGTGTTACGGCAACTATAGAAATTGCAGACCAGGCTACTGCTACGACAACTGTAGCTGCAACAGCAACTACAACAGGCGCATACTTAAATGAAGATGGCCATATTTCAGAAGATACAATGAGAATACAAGATAGTTTATATTATCAAGACTTCTCATATGTTATTAAAGTTGGTGAAACAATTAATACTTGGAGAGATAGTTTTGAAAAAACAATGCACACTTCAGGTTTCTACTTTACAGGCGAGGTTAATATACAATTAACTGCTGACGCTCAAATATCTTCTCCAGTGGAAGGACTAGTTTCAGGATTAGAAGAATCTCCAATATATGGAGTGATATCAACACTATTCTCTACAGTATTTGGTAGAAGATTGGGTACCGAAGATGATGGAACAACTTTAAGGTCAAATATAGAATTGGGTGTTAATCCAGATTTTGATGATACTACAGATGAATTGTGGAACTCTAGTACAAGAGATTTAACACTTACACACAAAATGACCGTTAATATTCCATTAATTTATGTATCACAAACAATAAGAGGTTCTGATTACAAATTTGGTTATGCTTATATAGGGCCTAAAATGAAATCATTAGATATGTATAATAATCCATTTAGTTCAACAAATGTTTATAGTGGAAGTCATACATTTGCACAGACAACGGCTGTTGGAGGTGATTCTACAGAAACAACCTATATATCACCAATGAAAATGGAAAATTGGAAAAATCATTTCTTGTCTGGTTTAAATAACACTTCACTTGATGGTGAAATAGTTCAAATGCCAGATTATGATAATGATAATCTAAAAACTTATATAGCTCATCCAACAGAAATTAGGGTAAACTATAATTAACTTGTATAAATATAATTAATAAAAGAGGAAAAAATGCCAGCAATTATTACAAACAAATTCAGGATTCATAATTCAGAACAGTTTCATGAATCATTTTCTGAAGCTTCAGGTAACACATATTACTTAGCAATTGGCCGACCTCAAGGATGGACAACATCAACACGAGGTGACGGCAGAACAGAATATGAAGGTTCAGATTCAACACCGTTAACTCCAGTTGATTCAGTTGGAGATGAGTTTTATCATTATGATGATTTTCTATCAGCTAAAAAAGTTACAAGTTCAGATATTTCATATGTGATACCAAGAAGAAACTGGACAACAGGAACAGTCTATGATATGTATAGACATGATTATGGTAGATATGTAACAGGAAGTACTTCTTCAATACAAACAGCTGATAGTGGAGCTACAGTAATATGGGATGCTACATTCTATGTTTTATCTTCAGATAGTAATGTTTACAAATGTTTAGATAATAATAGTGGGGCTGCTTCAACAATAGAACCTACTGGAACATCTACAGCTATATTATCTACAGCTGATGGATATAAATGGAAATACATGTATACACTATCTGCTTCACAACAAGTAAACTTTTTATCAACAGACTTTATGCCTGTTGTAACAAATTCTACAGTATCATCAGCAGCTGTTGATGGTGCAGTAAATATAGTAACAATAAAAACTGCTGGTTCAGGTGGTACAGACGGCACTCATACAGGAATTGCAATACGAGGAGATGGTTCTTCTGGTGAGGTTTCTGTAACAGTATCAAGTGGTGCTGTAACAGCAGTAACAGTAACAAATGTAGGAACAGGATATACATATGGTTATATTCGTGTTGCAGACATTGTATCTGCTGGGGCAACTGGTCTAACAGGTACAGAATTAGATGTTATAATAGAACCAAAAGGTGGACACGGATTTAATGCCGTCTCTGAATTGGGTGGATATTATCTAATGTTAAACACAAACTTTATCGGTGCTGAAACTTCAAATACAGGAGATTTTACAACAGCAAACGATTTTAGAAAAATTGCATTATTAAGAGACCCGGAATCTGGAGGTTCAACTGCTAGTGCTACAACATTAAGTGGAGTTAAATCTGTTAAAATTGCGGCTTCACCTACACCAGGAACATTTACTGCTGATGAAGAAATAAATCAAGCAACAACTGGTGCAGTAGGAAAAGTTGTGGAGTGGGATTCTTCAAATAACATTTTATATTATATTCAAACTAGATTTAATGATGAAGGTTTGGATAGTAACGGAAATTTAACTGCTTTTAGTGGTGCAAATGTTATAACAGGCCAGAGTTCAAGTGCAACAGGTACACCTGATACTTCAACACAAACTGTTGATAACATTGTATTTACGAGTGGATATAATGCTGGTGAAATTGACGCCGATACAGGTGATGTAATCTATGTTGAAAATAGAGCACCTATAACAAGAGCGTCTGACCAGACAGAAAATGTTAAATTAATTATTGAATTTTAAGAGAGAGATATATGCCAAGTCCAACAGACTTTAATCTTTCGCCTTATTATGATGATTATACGGAGAGTAAAAAGTTTCACCGTATATTGTTTAGACCAGCGTTTGCTGTTCAGGCGAGAGAATTAACACAATCACAAAGTATATTACAAAACCAAGTAGAGAGGGTATCTGACCATTTATTTGAAAAAGGTGCAATGGTCATACCTGGTGAAATTGGATATGACTTAGCGTACTATGCTGTAAAGCTTACTTCTTTTACAGGAACACTATCAAGTTATGTTGGCGTAAAAATAACAGGAGGCACATCAGGTGTTGAAGCAACAGTCGTTAACACCTCAGCAACAGACGGAACGGACCCAGATACATTATTTGTAAAATATTCAAAAACAGGAACAAATAACACAGATTTAGTTTTTTCTGATGGAGAAACAATAACAGGAACCGCTTCAGATTCTACTGCTTTATCGGCAGTAGTAGATACAACTGCTACAGGCTCAGCTGCTGAGATACAAGCTGGTGTATATTATATAAATGGTTTTCATGTACAAGTAGATAATCAAACATTAATACTTGACAAGTATACAAGTACACCTAGTTATCGTGTAGGTTTAACAATAAACGAAAGCTTTGTTACACCATCTGATGACACTTCATTAAATGATAATGCACAAGGAAGTTCAAATGCAAATGCTCCTGGTGCTCATAGATTTAAAATTAATTTAACATTATCAAAATTATCTTTAACATCAACAGAAGATAGTAACTTCATAGAATTATTAAGACTATCAAGTGGTATTATTCAAAACCAAGTTCGTACTACAGAATATTCTGTTTTAGAGGACACTTTTGCAAGAAGAACATTTGATGAATCAGGAGATTATGTTGTAAGAAACTTTGATATTGATATTAGAGAATCAGCAATAAGTGGTAACAATAGAGGTATCTATACAAGTGGTGCTACAACAGCTGATGGCAATACATCTTCTAGTTCATTGCTCGCTATAGGTCTTGCACCAGGTAAAGCTTATGTAAAAGGTTATGAAATCGAAACAGTAGGTACAACATTTAAAGATGTTAATAAGGCAAGAGACTTTGATACACAAAGTAATTTTAGTACAAGATTTGATGTTGCAAACTTTGTAAATGTTACTAATGTTTATGGTTCACCTGATATTGGATTTGTGTCAGGCGATATTGAAGCATACAAAAGAGTTAATTTATATTCTGAAGCTACAAGTTCAAGAGGTACAGAAAATACAGGTTCAAGTTCATCTACCAATATAATAGGTAGAGCAAAATCAAAAGGTTTTGAATATTCTTCTGGTACTGCTTCATCTAATATTTTTGCAAGTTCATCATTAACTTCTGCTGTCTATAAGCATTATATGTTTGATATTAATATGTTCATACATTTGAACATAAGAACAGCACAATCATTTACTACAGGTGAAGTTATTACAGGTGGTACTTCAGGTGCTACAGGTACATTAGAAAGTATTTCTACAACAGAATCGGCAACAATAACCGGTGTAACACAGGCCGACCCAGCTGTAGTAACAGCAAATAATAATTTCAAAGAAGGTCAACAAGTTACAATTACAGGTGTTTCAGGTATGACAGAATTAAACAGTAATGTTTATACTGTTAGAAATCCTAGTGGTACTACATTTGAATTATATGATACAGATGGTATTACTTCTATTGATTCATCAGGATTTTCAGCATATAGTTCAGGTGGTGCAGCTGCTCATGGAGTAGTTATACTATCAAGTGTAAACGGAACATTTAGTGCTGGCGAAACAATTACAGGTGGCACATCAAGTAATACAGCAGTTGTTCAATCAGACGCTGTAGGACTTAAAGGTGTTACCGATTTTGATTTCCCACAAGTTAAACAAGTGGGTATGGCAGGTTCGCCAACATATACTGCTGACACATCATTAGATTCAACAAGTGGTGATAATTTAGTATTATCAGGTTCATTATCTGTATCAAGTAGTTCGGCTGCTGTTACAGGATTTAATACTAAATTTACTTCACAATTAAAAGTAGGTGATAGTATATCATTTACAAATGATTCAGGAAATACAGAAACTAAATTAATTGAGGCAATTGTATCTGATACAAGTTTAACTTTATCTTCAAATGCAGCTGCTAATTCTACAAAAACAATTGCTACAAGAAGAAGAGCTAAGTTACAAAATCCTGAAAAAAATATTTCATTGTTTGAATTACCATATTCTACAATTAAAACATTATTAACAACATCTAATTCTGGAATATCTGATACAAGTTTTAGTGTAAGAAGACACTTTACTGCTACTTTGAGTTCAGGAGCTGCTACAATAACTGCTGGTACAAATGAAACATTTGCTTCATTATCAGAAGGAGATTATACTGTATCGGTTATGACTGCTTCAGGTTCTGCTGTTCAAGGTGATGTTTTATCACTATCAGGTTCAGGTGTGTTTACGCTAGGTGGTTCACCTACAGGTAAAACACTTACATTAGATTTTGGTTCTGGTTATTCAAGTGCAAAAATTAAAATACTTGCAACTGTAAACAGAACAACTGTAGGTTCAAAAACAAAAACTTTAAACTCAAATTCAACTGTTGCAATATCTGACCAAACAACAATAGAAAGTGGAACAATAGGTTTAGGAAAAGCAGATGTTTATAGAATTAATAATGTTTATATGGCTGCTGACTTTAGTACAACTGCTACAACAAGTGATACAGATATCACATCAAGATTTGATTTAGATACAGGACAAAGAGACAACTTCTATGATATTGGAAGACTAAAATTAAAATCTGGAGAATTAACACCAACAGGCCGTTTATTAGTAGACTTTGATTATTTCTCACATGGGTCTGGAGATTTCTTTAGTGTTGATTCATACTCAGGTGTTGTAGATTATGAAAATATTCCTGAGTATACTTCTGATACAACAGGTAAAACATATCAATTAAGAGATGTATTAGATTTTAGACCAAGAGTAGATGACGCTTCTACAATTAATTCAGGTGGCCAAGACCGTTCTTATGATGGCACAGGTGCTTCAACTATAGACATTGTTAAATTTAATTCAGATGTTTCTACTGACCATGAATATTATTTACCAAGAATAGATAAAATTTTCTTAGATAAAGATGGCAACTTTAAAGTTATTGAAGGTGCAAGTTCATTAGACCCACAAGTACCAAATGATTTAGAAGGTGCAATGCATTTATACACATTAAAAGTTCCTGCTTATACATTATCAACAGGCGATGTAGATATTGAAACTGTAGATAATAGAAGATTTACAATGAGAGACATTGGTAATCTAGAAAAAAGAATTGAAAATGTTGAATACTATACACAACTAAATTTATTAGAACAATCAGCACAATCTACACAAATTCAAGACGCTGAAGGATTTGATAGATTTAAAAATGGATTTATTGTAGACAACTTTACAGGTCATGGCATAGGTGATGTAGGAAATATTGACTACAGAGCTTCTATTGATATGTCAAGAGGCGAATTAAGACCTATGCATAATACGGATGCTGTTCAGTTAATTGAAAGAGATGATGACGGTACAGCAATTGTGGCCGCTGATAGAACAGCAGCTAATTATGCAAAAACAGGAGACTTGATAACATTACCATTTACCGAAACAAATTTAATAACACAAGCATTTGCAAGTAAGACTGTAAATGTAAACCCATTTGAAATATTTACATGGACAGGTTCAATAGGACTAACTCCACCGGGAGATGAATGGAAAGAAACCGAAAGGTTGCCAGAAATATTAACAAACGACAATGGTGCATTTGATAGTGTTACATCTAATTTAAGCAACTCTAACTTAGGTCAAAATCCATTAGGTACAATTTGGAATGAATGGCAAGATTTCTGGACAGGCACTCCAATTACATCTACACAAGATAGAGGTATTAGGAGAAGAGGTAGAAGATTAGATAGAGTAACTGCTATTACAACTACTCAACAAACAGTACAAACAAGAACAGCTGTTAGAACAAGATTAGTTTCAAATACAATTAGAGATAGTTTACAAGGTAGATTGGTTACAATAAACATTTTACCATTTATTAGAAACAGAACAATTTCATTTAGTGCAACTAGAATGAAACCTAATACAAGAGTTTATCCATATTTTGATAATGTTGATATTAGTTCATATGTAACACCAACAGGTGGCAGTTTAGGTGGTAACATTGTAACAGACGCTAACGGAGCTTGTTCAGGTACATTTACAATGCCTGACCCAACAGTAGATTCAAATCCAAGATGGTCTGTTGGTAATAGAGTATTTAGATTAACGAGTTCATCTACAAACACAAGTGTTGTTGCAAATGTTGAAACATCAGCTGAAGCAAACTATATTGCAAGAGGTGTTTTAGGTACAGAAAATTCTACAAGAGAATTTAGTTTAGTAAGAGAATCAACTGTTGATACAAGACAAATAACAAGAACATCAACTAGAGAAACATCAAGAGTTGTTGGTTGGGTTGACCCACTTGCACAATCATTCTTAATAGATGATACAGGTGGTGTGTTTGTAACATCAGTAGATTTATTCTTCTCTCAGAAAGATAGTGCAATACCTGTTACAATTCAAATAAGAGAAATGGTTAATGGTTATCCAGGACCAAGAATAGTTCCTTTTAGTGAAGTAACATTAAATCCTGGTTCTATCAATACTACAGCAGACGCTTCAACAGCAACAAACTTTGCTTTCCCTTCTCCTGTTTATCTAGAAGAAAATAAAGAGTATTGTTTTGTAGTATTATCAAATAGTAATAACTATCTTGTTTATGTAAGTAGATTGGGCGAAACAGTAATAGGTTCTGATAGAACCATTTCACAACAACCATATGCAGGTACTTTATTTAAATCTCAAAACGGTTCAACGTGGACTGCTGAACAAAATGAAGATATCAAATTTACATTAAAAAGAGCTGAATTTGAAAATGTTACAGGTACAGTTACTTTAACAAATGATACTTTACCATCAAGAACATTGAAAACAAATCCATTAAGAACAACAAACGGTTCTGGTGTAATTAGAGTATTTCATCCAAATCATGGTATGCATGGTACAGATAATAATGTAACAATATCTGGTGTTGCAAGTGGCACTTATAATGGCATTTCACATTCAGATATTAACGGAACATATACATCAATTTCAAATATAACTTTAGATAGTTATGATATTACAACAAGTGGTACAGCTAACGCTACAGGTGATGTGGGTGGGACAACTGTTGTTGCAACACAAAATAGATTATATGATGTATTAAATTTAAGTTTAGGAACAATGAATGTTCCTGGAACGAGCACAACATATTCATTGAGACCTACATCAGGAAAATCTGTTAATGGTTCTGAATCGGAATTTAGTTTAACAGCGGCTACTAATGCAGTTTCAGTTATTGCAAATGATAATATTTACTTTACTGCTCCAAATATGGTTGCAAGTGAAATAAATGAAACAAATGAAATGTCAGGACAAAAATCTATGTTTGTAACTTTAACAATGACAACTGAAAATACAAAACTTTCACCTGTTCTTGATGTACAAAGAATGAGTGCATTTACAGTTCAAAACAGATTAAATAGTCATACATCAGGAAATCATCCAGATTATGTTGCAGACACAGCTAATACAGGTACAACATCTGAAGCTGTTTATATAACAAGACCAATTGTTCTTGATAATAACTCAACAGCATTAGATGTAAGACTAACACAAAATGTAAGGTCTAGTTCAGAGGTAAGAGTATACTATAGAGTATCTTCATCTGAAGAAGTAAGAAATATAAATGACTTATCTTGGACACCATTTAACTCAGATGGTAGTGAAGATATAACTATCACACCTGCTGAAGATGATGAAACATTTAACGAATACAAATATTCAGCAAGTGGTATACATGACTTTACAGCATTTCAAATTAAAATAGTTATGAAAGGTAGTATATCGAGTTACCCACCTGTAATTAGAGATTTAAGAGGTATTGCATTAGCAGTCTAAGATGGCAAGATTAAAAGTACAAGGTCATGTGGGTTTAGTTAGAGATTCTCTTTCTAGAGCTATTGTTAATACTAATAGAAGTGAATATGAATCTTATATGAACAGAGTAAGAGCAAGAGAACAACAAGGTGATGAAATTAGAAACGCAATAAAAGAGATAAATAGTTTAAAACAAGAATTGTTAGAAATTAAAAATCTACTCAAAAAGGAGAATGATTAAGAATGGCTGCGAGAACAGTATTAACATCAAATACATTAGAAGAATTTAGAACTACCTTTAATAGTCTTTCATCTACAGATATTGGAGATTTAGCAAGTTTAACTACTTCAGCTGGTTCAATAGTAGGCGCTATTAATGAAGTGGATGCAGCTATTGGTACAGGTAACTTTACTGTTGCAGATGATTCATCAACAACAACTGAAATTGCATTAGGTGTTGATACACTAACAGTATTAGGTGGAACAGGATTAGAAACATCTCTTTCTGGTGATATATTAACCATTTCAGATTCAACATCAGGCGTATCAGCTGCAACATATGGTTCTACAACAGCTATACCTGTTTTAACAATAAATGATAAAGGAAGAATTACATCAGCAACAACTGCTGGTATTACAACATCATTAACCATTGCAGATTCATCTTCAACAAATGGTACAATTGCTCTTGCAACAGACACATTGACATTTGAGGGTGGTGCTGGTCTATCAGCAGCTATTTCAGGTGATGTTGTAACATATAATTTTGACGGAGTAACATTTACAAATTACGAATACACTGCTACAACAGGCCAAGCGACATTTGGTGGTGTTGATAATAATGGAGCTACATTAGCATATACTGCCGGTAAAATAGATGTATTTTTAAACGGTGTTAGACTTGCTTCATCAGATTATACTGCTACAAATGGTTCAACTATTTCATTATCTACAGGTGCTATTGGTGGTGATATATTAGTTGCCAAAGCCTTTGTTACAATAAACACATCATTAATTGAAATAGTCAATGATACAACACCTCAGTTAGGTGGTAATTTAGATGTAAATGGCAATTCTATTGTTTCTGTTAGTAATGGTAATATATCTATTACACCCGATGGAACAGGTGATGTTATTCTTGATGGATTAAAATATCCACAAGCAGATGGTACTACAGGACAATTTTTAAAAACAGATGGTTCTGGACAATTGGCATTTGCAACAGTAGACACTAACTTAGTCAATGATACAACACCTCAGTTAGGTGGTAATTTAGAT